CGACCACCATGATCTTCGGGAGTTAATGTGGTGCTTGTTGTGATCTCAACAACAGTCGCTGGGCCTTGTTGATAAATGCCGCCCAATGAACGAAGTGGGCCTTGAAACGTAGTACGTGCCATGATATGTGTCCTTACATACAAGTTAAGTGCATCAGTCTGTATGTCGTCAGCCGGGACTGTCTAATGCACCGGATAAGCCCGGATGTGTATTTATACCACTACGTTTAAACCAATGCAACAAAAAAGGGAGCCGAAGCTCCCTTTTTCTTTTCGTCGATTAGGACGAACCGGGTGATCCGAAGATGCCCAATGGATCTGACACGCCGAAGCTGTAACGCTCACGGGCTTTGTAACGAACGTTACCTGTGTCAAAGTCACCGTCCATGCCTGTAGACATGGGGGTACGGATGAAGTGCTTCAAGCCATTAGGCACATCTGTACACAGGAACCAAGCATTGGTGTCTGTCAAGTAGTGATTAACGGTATAGCCTTCAGGGATAGAGCCATTATTCTTCAATGCATTGATGTCGTTGTCGGACGTACCAACACGCAATTCAGTCTCAAGAAGACGAGTTGCAACGAACTGCAATGAAGGAGGAATAATAAGCTTTCTAGGTTTAGCGGCAATTAGCAAACTGCGCTCATCTGTCCAAGCGGCTATCTGAATAACAGCGTTTTCCAACGATGTTTCATTCAAGTCAGCGCCTGTAGTAGGACGATTGCTGTTAGTGCCACCAGAAACCAAGGGGTGAGCAGTGGAGCAAAGCACCACGCCGTCGCCATATGTTGGGCCACCTGTGAAGGCGTTGTTCAACACATAAGCGGCTTTAACCTGCTTGGTGTAAGCCATACCACGGGCCAAAGCCTTGGTGTAGCGTGAAGACAAGCTGTCATACAAGTTATCTTCCACAGCTTCCTCTGTGATGGCAAAGCCCATCGCAATGGTTTCGTGGGTGTAACGTGCAGTAAATGCCTCTTGTGCATTGTCATAAGCGATGGCAGAACCCTCGTTTTTGACTGGTGCGGCGGCAAAGCCTGACAGTTTTGTCTCTTCTTCAAAAGAACGCTCAGAGGTTTCAGTTTCATAAATTTCTTTATGCTCTTCACCATATTTTGCGTACTCCAGACCAAACAAAGCGTTTAAGCCGGGAAGAAGTTCTTTAAGTAGTTGTGCGCGTGAAATTGCCATGGTAATTTACTCCTTACAGGCCAACGTTGTTTAAGAACGAATGGGCACTGGGGTTGAATTTAACCAACACATCAGTATACGCATCACCCGGAGTGGAAGCAAAGCCCACAATACGAAAGGCCGCCGCCGTTGTTTGCACAGTGGCTGATAAAGAGCTAGTTGAGTTACCAGTTGAAGTGGAACCCGTGCTAGTGCTTTGTACAGCGGTAAAGAAGGTGTTAGTACCCAAAACTGTTTGAGCGCCAGAACCACTTAGTTGTGCTTGGAAAGCCACGTTAGGGTCAGTGATTACGTATGCAGTGACCACGCCGGTTGTGCCGGAGGGGTAGTACTGACCGTAAATTTGCTGACCTTGTGCGTTGATATAGGATGCACCGACGAAAACGCCGATTGCACCTACGCCAGAACCACCAAGGTTATTGGTAGTGATGTCTGCGCCGGTAGCGGTAGACAAAGCGATATAACCACTTGCATTGATGAGAACAACTTGACCATAAAACAAGTTGGTTCCAGTGCCTGCTGGGTCAATCAAGAACTGACTCGTAGCGCCAGCATAAGGTGTGCCGTCGATACGGTTGATGGGCCGTAGCCCATAGGGAGCCGCAGTAGTTGCCATTTAAAACTCCTAAAAATTAAAAACCTTTTCCGAAAGTGACCGTGGACTTACGTTCTTTAAACATAGGCATCCTCGGATCGCTCTCGCGCATGTACGTATTGTCCACTGATTGCATCTGAGCTTCCGCTTGTTGGCGGTAGTACGCATCACGCTTTTCAGTAAACTCTACTGGGGTTTTGCAAAGCAACAAACCTCCCACTTCAATACTGTCTGGGAATTTCGCCGCCGAAGCATTGAACAGACGTATCTCGGGGTGATCGGAAGCCTTAACAGGTTCCCAGCCTTCAGACATCTTTGAGGAATAATTTGTTTCATCAGACCTACCTTGAACCGAAATCCGAATCCAGCGAAACGCATAACCTTCTTCCGGTAAAGGATCAGGTAGGAGTGTTGGAGGCATCCATTGTTTTGGACGTTCCATAACTTCGCGGGTACTCAGGTCACGGCCTGTACGAGCAGATTTTTCCATAATTATTTCCTCATTTCATCAGCAACTTTACGGGCGTACAGTTCCAAAGGAACTCCCAACCGTTTAGCGATATTCACTTGTGACTGCGTAAGTACGATCTTTTTAGGCGCTGTACTACGGGTTGCAGGTGAAACAACATTGGATTTGGTACGTTGAGGTTTCGCATCAACGGACTCCCCGACTCCAATTTGGTCGGGAAATCTTTCGCGGATGTCAGTGTCTATACGTTTATAGTATTCGTCACTGCCGACCCGCACACCACTCTCCACAAGCTCTTCATGCAACCCTAGGGCATATGAAGTCATCCGTTTGTTACTACCAAACCATCGATTTTCGTCTTGCCATGCAGATAGTTTTTCGTCCACGGGTGCAGGCTGTGGAGCCTGTTGTGCGATTTGTACAGGAGTTTCTTCTTCCTGTAAAGGGGTAGGCTTAAAATTATTTACTTTGTCTGCGCGGATCCTAGCGGTAGTGAGTGCTTCCTGAGCATCCAACAGCTTATCTGCGTCTCCAGACTCGTAGGCTTCCTTGTAGAGGCGCTTGGCCTCTTCAATCTCGCCAGTAATAACTTTCTTAGCCTGCTCCAGTAGAACTGTCTGCCCTTGATTGACAGAGCCTTTGAGCTTTCTGTTCTCCTCAACCATAGACTGGGCAAACCTAATTGCTTCATCTTTTTCTCGTTGAGCAGACTCCTTAGCCCTGCGCTCCTCATGGTAGCCCTTGGTAAAGTGTTTAAACCTATTTTTGACACTCTCTGAATAGGTTGCCAACTCTTCTTCTGTAGGATCCTGAGGGGCTTCAGCCATAGGAGTTCTGTACTTGTCATCTTCGGGGGTATCGTCTACCACCTCAATTTCTGGTTCAGGCTCTACAACTCTACCGCCCTTACGGGCGTTTTCTTCCTTCTCATCAGGAAACTCAAATTCAGTTTTTTCAATTTCAGCCATGATTTACTCCTTATGTTGGACGTTGGATGCCACGGGGGTCTTGAACCACCGCCTGCACTGAGTCGTCATTAATGAGTCTCCACTCCGTTCCGTGAATCTTCATGCGGGTTCCCGTGTTAGGACGTACTAACACAAAGTCTCCCACCTTACAGGCCGGGCCAGAAGGGAATCGGGCTTTATCTTGATAAGCATCGGGGCCAATCTTGGCTACAAATAGCACGGGGGAAAGAAGCTCCTCGTGGTATATCGCAGTTGCAGATTTAAGGATCCCTGTTTCGCTGAACTCTTCTTCTGCTTTGGGAAGCATACAGAGGAGGTGGTAAGTGGCCGGATCGGGCACTTGTGTGGCTTTTTCTTCTGTGGAGGTGTTAAGCACTCCACTCAGATCAACCGCACTAACATCAAAGTCAGTCATCGTCATACTCTTTCGTTCTACGCACAAGGTCAGCAATTTCATACTGCGCGGTTTGCAGACCTCGGATATTGCCGCACAGTTCTTTGTAGTGATCGTGGGATTTAGCACCACCATCACTGACAATCTGAATCAACTGCTTGAGATGTTCATCAAGCTTCTTGTTTAAACTTTCAAGCAGAGGGTTCATCATTAACCTTTCGGTTGGTTATTTGCGTTTAACATTGTTTGAAGAAGCTGTTGTTTAGCCTGAAGATCCTGCTTTTGTTGGTTGTGAATCAATGATTGCTGATGTGCTTCCTGCGCTCTTTGCATTTCAGACTGATGCCTCATAGCGTCCATGGCTATTTCCTGTTGCTGGCGCTGTGCGGCCATGGCAGGGTCTTCGCCTTGTTTGGTTGCCATATCCTGAGCCTTGAGTTGCAGTTCTGCTTGCTTGATGGCAAGCTCTCCCTGAACCTTCTGAGCTTTGGTCTGGGCATCTTGTTGCTTGATCTGAAGCTCTGCCTGTTGCATCTGCATGACGGGGTCTTGCATCTGTTGCTGGGCTTGTTGTTGAGCCGCTTGGTTCTTGTTGATCTGAAGCAGTTGAGCCGCCGCTTGTGCAACAAGCTTTGAGAGTTGAACTTCCACTTCCTCAGGCATCTCAATGTCTGGCTTAGGCAGAGTCGCTCCGAGGCGTTGCTCAATCTTAGATCTGTACTGGAACGCAATGTGTTCAGCTACGTGAGCCATGATTGCGGCCTGCATCTGTTGAGCCATGGGGTTTTGACCCATTTGACCCATTACCATAGGATCTTGCATCATGGATGTATGTACAGCTATGTGTGCATCATGATCCTGATAGATGAAGGCCTTGGTGGGTTTACCTGTAAGGAATGCCATGTTCTCGGAGATAGGATCTCTTGGGGTCATGTCATCATCAATAGGAACTAACTTGTCTGCGTTCTTGATACCTAGAACCTCAATCATCTGGCGGTGCAGGACTGGTAAGTTGTAGATCTGGGGAGCACCTTGGGCCAACTGGATCACAGCTTGATACTGCATGATCCTTTGAGCCATGGTTGCTGAATTCGGGTCGGACACCGGAATGACATCCACCATGTCGTAGTCTTCCCGTTTAGCCTGTGGCGTTCCTGCAACAGGTGTGTACTCATAAGACTCTGGGGTGTAATCTCTGATGATTGCTTTAAGGAGTTTAAACTCTTGCTTCATTGAGTAATGAACACGAGCCTGCACCGCACTCATTGTCTTGAGTTGTCTCTCAAGCAAAGCCAGAGTTGTACCTACGGGGGCATTGGCAGACATGTCGCTGATGTTCATATCTGCGATGGATCCAAGCCTTCTGCCTTCGTCTGTGATCTGGTTTAAGAGAGCCAAGAGAACCTGAGAGGGTTCCTTGTATGGCAGGGCCATGATGTTCTCTTTGACTGACCCGCTTGGTACGTCTACATCTCGGAACTCGCCGGGACTGATTGGGGTATCGTCGTCCTTGATCCTAAGACCACGGGTCTTCAATCCACCGGGCAGATTGGACAGGGTTCCTGCGTCTACCAACTGACGGATTAAGGATGTACCCGCACGGGCGTAACCACCGATCAGATGAATCAAACCTAGGCCATAAGCACCAAATCCGGGTACGTAGGTGTACTGGACAAAATGCTGGCGCTTTAAACGGTGCTCATCATCCTCATCCCAGTTACGGCGGATAGCAAGAATTTTTGTAGTCCCACGCTCTAAGGTGACAACGTAAGGAAGCGCAATCCCGTCTTCATCTTCATAACCGGGTAGGTCGTAGTCTACGTGGATCTCATAGATCTGATAGCGGTCATCATCGGACAGGTTATATCCCTGATCCTCGGCCTTTTTCTTCTCTACGTCAGTGTAGAACTGGAGAGGATCACCAAGCTCCTCATCCACATAGAAACCAGAGACTTGAAGCTTCCTAATGTCGTTCTTGGTCTTACGCATGATGTGCGTCACACGCTCGGAGGTCATTGCACTGGAAGCACCGTAGGGGATGATTACATCCTCAGCGGGGATAAAGATAGAAGCCTGACGGCCCATGGTTGGGTCGTAGTAAACCTTCTTGAAGGCCGCTCCGGCCAAACCTAAGGAGTACAGCATTCTTTCGTGCTCAGGGCGGTACTCAGGCATACCCTCCGTGAGCTTGTAATTCATGTCATCTTTGACTCGTTCTGCCGCTTCCTCTTTAAACCTGTCAATAGCGCCGATGATTTCCGTCTTGACTGGGCCTTGAGCAGGAAAAGTTTCAATGATAGTTTCGCTTTGGAAACGCACTGCGGCCTCAGTAAGAACGGTGGAAAACACACCACACGAACCGAGCCAAGGCTCTGTTCTCTCTTCATACTTCATTCCTAAAACATCTAGGCCTTTGACATACGTATCAACCCAGTCTTTTCTGGAGTTAATGTCCGTGTCCACCATTTCAATCAAATCACTTGAAATCTTCTCAAGCTCGCTTTTATCCATGTACTCAGCAAGGTTGTCGCCAAAGCCTTCTTCTTCCTCGGGCATGAGATCTATTTCCATGCCGTCCATGTTTAAACGCACACCTTCAGGGTTTTCTATTTCAATCTCAATGACTGGTGTGTCGTCAAGCTCTACATCTTTTAAACCCAGTGGGGCTTGGCTTAATGATTGTTCAATACTCATAATGTTCCTTAGTAGTAGGCTACTTTTCGGCGGTAATTTAAAGGCTCATCTTCTTCATCTGAGTCGATGGAGATAAAGCCCCCGAGTCGAAACCGCATCAAGGCTTGACTGCTTGAGTCCACAAGGTCGTCATGATCTCCGTTGGGGAAGGAGGCCATCTCATCCATGACTTCTTCTGCCCATCGGGTATCGGGACACCAGACCATGCCAGACTCAAACAAAGCAGAGACTGCGTTTACACGCGATATCTTATCGTTTCCTTTGCCCGGCGTATACTCTGCGATAGGAATTCCCATCTTCCTCATCTCATAGATCAAAGGAGCGCCAGCGGCTCTCTTCTCAATGATCAAGGTATCTGGTTCAAACTCTTTGTAAAGATCTAAAGCTCTGCGTTTGAGTTCAGGAAACTCCATACGTTCTTTTAATGCGTCCAAAAGAATGATGTTTGGTTTCAAATCACCAGCTTTATTGGGGTGTTGGAAGACACCCCATGTTGTACAGGCTGAATAATCTGCCCGGTTGTTCTTTTCAAAGGCAGTATCCCAAGATTGGATGATGTAATCGCACTCAGGAGGACGCTTCTCCTCCCAAATACGCCAATGTTCCCTCTTAACAATCGCACCTTCTTCAGATGTGGGGTTTTGTTGGTACTGAGCCTCCCATTTAGAGACTGGAAGCTCAGATTTCAGGGCTTCTAGGGCTGTTTTAGACCAGAATCCGGGCCATAAAGGGTTCCCATTGGGCATAATTGCCGGAAAATCAATGATTTCCCACTGATCTACGCCGTCTTTGCCTGAATTCTTGAGGATTTGGCCTGTCAAATCCCTCTTAGACCACCTAGTCATCACAATAATGATGGCTCCACCCGGCTGGAGACGCTGACGAGGGCCAGATGTGTACCACTCATACACGTTATCAAACACTGCGGGGTTGCCTTGTTTGGCTTCTTGTTCCGAATGGGGGTCGTCAATGATTAAGAGATCAGCGCCCTTACCTGTAACAGCGCCGCCAACACCGATAGCAAAGTAATCACCACCCACATGAGTATTCCAGCGACCAGCGGCCTTTGAATCGCTCGACAGCTTTGTAGAAAATACCTTTTGATACTGTTCTGAAGAGACAAGATTCCTAACCTTTCGTCCAAAGCCTGTTGCAAGTTCTGCGGTGTGTGCAGTCTGAATGATCTTCTTCTCAGGATACTTCCCCAAGAACCACGCAGGTAAAAGAAAAGAAGCAAACTCAGACTTGGTATGCCTAGGAGGCATGTTAACGATTAACCGTTTAAGCTCACCACGGGCAACTCTCTCAAAAGCATCTGCCATCACTTTGTGATGCGCTCCAGAGATAAAGATAGGCCACATCTGGGTAACGAAATAAAGGAATGATTCCTTACTGCGTTCGACCTTGTCCATCTCTAGCAGAGCTTGGATCTTGGCACGGTTTTCCCTAGATGCCTTAGGAGCCATCGCCAAGTAGTTGGCAATCTCTGCGTGGGTTAGGAGACTCATAACCTTGTTACCTGCTGTACCGAAGTGTCCACTAACTTAATAGAATGAAACTTATAAGGCCGGACGGTCAGGTGACCGTCTTCCTTCAATCTATGGACAATCCTATGGACATTTGATTTAGAACTCAATCCAATTCCTTTGGCAATAACTTCATAAGACGGCGGTACACCATGCAACCTAATGTATGCACGGATGAACTCCAGTACCAACTGCCGATGCTTGGTCATGCCAAATAACTTTTAAGCTCCGTCAATCCACCCACATGGACATCATTAATAAAAACTTGAGGCACTACCTCAGAATGGTTGTACTTAAGCCACAACCTAGCATCATTGTCCTGCGTGATGTCATGCTCCAAGAACTCAAGGTTTTTAGTCCTAAGCAAGTTTTCGGCGTTTAAACAGTCTTTACAACCGGGCTTCGTGTAAACAGTGATGTCCATGAGGATCTCCTTGATGTGAGTTTAAACGCATATGAGAACGTTCGCAAGTCGATTTGCAAAATATATATATACCCCGGGGTGGACGATTTGGAAATGAAGGGGGGGGTGTTTGGAACATAATCGTTTGTGTGGATTCGAGCGTAATAGGTGGAGGGGTGTCGCATCGTGCCAAGTGGCTATCGGGGGGCGGTGGGGTCAGCCTAACCTACGTTTACACGCACCTCATGCACCTGTGCATCTGGCTCTGGTTCACTGTTTAAACGGGTCATGCTCTTAGCCTCTACGTCTAGCACTGTAGCCTTGGCTTGCTCCATTAGCTTCATGTGTCCTGACAGTTCTCGCTTCAATTGGTCTGCGGTGATCACTGCTTTGTCTGTCACCTCTGTAGGTGTAAACAGGCCACAGGCTTTGCCCATCAGTTCTAAGGCTCTCAGTCGGGATGACTCTGTCTGAGCGTCCTTGCTTAGTGCAAGCAGTCCCTTCAACACGTATCTCTTGGATGCCGCAACGTCCTCGCTCAGGTGTTCTATAGTCTCTTGCCATGCATCCTTCAGAGCGTGTTGCACCCTTGGATCTTTCATCAGCTTATTGGCTGATGCGCTGA